TTGCAGACATGCTCTTGCAGGATGCACTTCAGCTGCGTAATTTCTGGGTGAAACCATACGGGCTAGAGTTGCGTCCAGGGTACCGCATCCACCAGAATAAGTTGAATGACCCAGTCAACACCCTCATGGCTTACGAGGCTCTGGTACCAGGGGACAACAAACTATTCGCAGTGACGTTTGAGGGTATCACTGACGTTACAGACCGACAAGACAACCCCATACAGCCTGCACGCGACGTTACGTTCGGTGCTCAGATACCTGGCATCACTGACCAATGGTCGTGGATACAGTTTTCCACAGCAGGCGACAACTTCCTATGTGCTGTTAATGAATTCAATGGGTACTACACGTACTCCACGAGCACAGGCTGGGTCAATCATCCAGCAGGCATACTTCCAGGCGAGATAGATGGTACGAACCCCCTTGATTGGGACTACATCATGTCTTGGAAACGCAGGCTGTGGTTCATTGACCGCAACAGCACGAGAGCATGGTACCTCCCCGTAGACCAGATTGCAGGCGAGGTGCAGGAGTTTGATTTTGGCGCTTACATCCGGCAGGGTGGTACTCTTCAACAACTCGTTTCGTGGACTCGTGACGGTGGTGATGGCCTTGACGACTTTCTTATCGTTATTGCTAGCCAGGGCGATATCATCGCCTACCAGGGTACGGATCCAGAGAATGCTGACACATTTGCTATGGTTGGTGTCTGGGATGTTGGGCGTGTACCTACTGGTCGTAGAATAGCAATGAAGTCTGGTGGTGACGTACAGGTATTGTGCGAAACCGGCATTATTCCACTTAGCGAACTGTTCACTGGTGCGCTGAAAATTGGTTCTGCTGAGTCAATGGGGTTTGATATCCAGACTATACTAGCTCGCAAGGTAAGCGAAAATCTAGACGAACCACAGTGGGAACTGCACTACTATCCACGTGAAGAGCAGTTCATGATTAAAGAACCAGTGACTATTAACGAGAGGTCTGCTCGTATATGGTCCGCCAGTGTTCACAATAACGCTTGGTCACAGCTGACTAACCTACCTATTCAAACCGTAGTGGTGTTTGAAAGCACTATGTATGGAGGGGACCAGGACGGCAACATCTATGAACTCTTTATTGGTAACTCCGATAACGTAGGTTTTGACGGCTTGCCTAATGAAGACCTTATTGGCCGAATGCAAACAGGGTTTTCTAATTTTGATGTAGCTGAACTCAAGCGGTGTCAGTTAGTCCAGCCGGTGTTTCAGGGTAGTTCCGCCCCTGGTGTGCAGATAAAGATGTATAATGAGTGGGACTTTGATAACCTACAGGGGTCTCCTGCATTCTTTGCTCCTAACGACGGCGCAATGTGGGATGTTGACTTCTGGGACCAAGCATTTTGGTCTGGTTCAGGCAATACTTATGAAGCATGGGCTGGCGCAGGATGTCTTGGAAGATTCTTGTCACTATACATGACGGTACGTGGGCCAGCGCGGCTAGTATTCACACACTGGACATTGTCATTTGAGACAGGGGGCCTGATGTGATTATCACAGGGCCGAAAAATGTACTGTTCAGTTACCTGGCTAGTAAATCCAACATTTGTTGGTCTGCAGACTTCCAAGCTATTGCTTGGGTCGAAGATGGTGCAATACAGGCCGTCGCGGGGTATAATGGTTTTCATGGACAATGTTGCCAGATGCACATAGCTGGTGAACCAGGCAGACGTTGGATGAAAAGAGCTCATCTCTGGACTGCATTCCACTATCCGTTTGTTCAAATTGGTCTTGAATGGATGATAGGCGTAGTGCCGGAGAACAACACAGACGCCATGCAAATGGATCTTAATTTAGGGTTTAAGGAGTTCGCCCGCATACCAGACGGAGCGGCCTCTGGTGAAGATTTAGTTATGCTCCGGCTGCATAAGAGCAGTCCGCGAGTTAAAAAATGGCTCAGCCTAGGAGAGCGATATGGGTGGGAAAGCCACACCGCCGCCACCGCCTGACTATAAAGGCGCAGCGGAGGCAACTGCTGAATCAAGTAGGGTTGCTACTAATCAGCAGATGTACTTCAACCGGCCGGACATCAATACTCCGTTTGGTTCTGAGTCTTGGTCGTACAGCCCTACTACTGATCCCGTAACAGGGGAGCAGTACACGACTGCCAACTTGCAATCTGAGCTCAATCCTACATCACAGGAGGCTTTGGACGCGCAGCTTCGTGTACAGTCAGCTCGTAGTGGGTTTGCTGAAAACATGCTTGGGCGTGTTGAAGGCGGGTACCAGGAGGACCCAAACTTTGACCAGTTTGGGGAGTACCAAGGGTTGTCCGGTGATCCCAACCAAATGCGTGACCAAGCGTTTGGTCGTATGCAGAGTCTGTATGCGCCACAGCGTGAACAAGACCGCAGCAGGTTGGAAACCCAACTTAGCAACCAGGGGCTTCAGCGAGGCACGAGGGCGTGGGACAATGCCATGCGTTCCCAGGGCGATGCAGAAATGCGCCAGGACTTGCAGATGATGCAGGGTTCCATGGGCGAAGCTCAAGGTCAGTTAGGAATGGAGACAACTGCCGCCAACTATGCGAACAACTTGCGCCAGATGCAAATAGCTGAAATGCTACAGCAGCGCCAGACGCCGCTCAATGAGTTGAATGCTCTGCTCACCGGCCAGCAAGTGTCCGCCCCTCAGATGCCTGGGTTCCAGGCAGCAGGCAGGGCAGAAACCACAGACTACAGTGGAGCTATGCAGAATCAAACTAGCTATGAGATGGACATCTTTAATGCTGAACAGGCAAGTAAGGATGCACTCACCAGTGGTTTGATGAGTATGGGTGGTAGCGCCATGAGCATGGGTATGTGCGACATTCGTATGAAGCGCAACCTGGAGCATGTCGGCTACTACGACGACGGTATTCCATGCTACGCCTTCCAGTACATATTTGACGACGAATGGTTCGTTGGGCCAATCGCGCAAGAGGTGGAGCTCACCCGACCAGACTTGGTGTTCGAGATAGAAGGCATCAAGCATGTTAATATAAGAGGATTAGGCTATGCCCATTGATCCAAGAATGCTGGCGCAAGTTCAAGCGCTCAGAGCGCAGGGTGGACCAACGGGTGTCGCCCCTGCACCTCCGCCACAGATGGGGGGCGGTCGTCCAATGGGTGGACCACCCATCCCACCAGGACCAGGCGCGGGCGGAATGCCCGGTGCTATGCCAGGCGTCCCACCCGCCCCTCAGAGTGGTCTGGGCCTTCCTGGACAGGGGCAGGCTATCAATGCGGGTATACCGCCAGGTCTTCAGCCAGGGGCGTCCAATCTTGTGGCAGGTATGCCTCAGGCACAGGAGCGCTTCAGCCAAGGTCAGCGAGCCGGAGCAATGGCTGATGAGCTTAGGCAAGGATCAATGGACATGCCACAGGGTAAGATGGTTGGGAGCGTGTATGTTCCTGCTAGCATTGCTCAGCATGGTGCCAAGCTCATGCAGGCATACGTGGCTCGTAAGAAAGAGCAAGAGCAGAAAGAAGAGCGCAGGACTGCTAGTGAGGAGATGTCCATGCTACGGTCTGGGTACTTGGAGTCACTAAAAGGCACCCCGTCAAGCGACGTGGATGAAGTCTAATGGCTGATAAAACAGCACAAAATCCCTATGGGTTGAACGATGGCGAGATAGCGCAGATAGACGCTATGGCTGCTGCTGCGAACAAACCTAACATCAATTTGATGGCAGGCATGATTGCCGGCGACCCACAGACGGCCAACATGGCGAGTCAGGTACAAGCGCAGCAGTTCAAAGGAGGCCAGCAGCGGGTCGCTGGTTTGCGAGGTGCTCTTCAGCAGCGTGCTACCTCTCGTGATGTTCAGCAACGTCAGGGTGTGCTTCAAGCTGCTAGAACGGGTGCGGCAAAGGACGCCGCCCTCCTTGAGCGCCAGCAAGATGAATCAGATTACACCCGTGACCGTAAGGATGAGGTGGCTGACCTTGAATTTAAGCGCCAGCAGGCCATGGATTTGGCTGAATTACGTAATCAACGCATGGTTTCGCAAACTGAAAAGGCGAAGGCACGTCTAAAGCGTGATGAAAATAGATACCGTATGCGTCATCACAAGACGCAGCAGCCGAAGGCGCTAAGTAATTCAGAGATGACTTCTTTGAATGATGGCGATTAA